TTTTTAGGATTGATATCGTGTTCCTTCATGTAACTCCAATTACACATAAAATCAGTGCCGCCACCGCCCATTAGTTCATAGCCCATGATATCATCATTGTAGCCATCGAAGTCTGCTTCGTTATAGACTTTAGTATCAAAGCACCACAATTTAATTTTATAGTCTTTGTATTCTTCCATGATGCCCTTGATTTCACTGATGAAGTCTTTGCCCATTTCATCAGTGATAGATCCTGACATGTCGATGGAGCAACAGATGTCGATAGTTTCATCAAATTGGGTGCCCGGAAGAATAGCACTCATATGCCAAGCTTTGCGACTAGGACGTATGAAAGTGTAATCGTTTTTGATCACACTTTGAATTTGCTGACGTAAAATTTCTCGCCAGTTCATCTTAGGTTCGGTCAGCTCTTTAATCATCCGTTGAACAGATGCTGGAGTATTACCTGCACCAGCAGCTTGAGCTGCCTGAATAGTAGCTTCTTTTATCTCGTCACGAATTTGTTTGAGCTCTTCTTTAGTGTAAGAAGGCCGACCGTCTTTACCTTCTTTCTCCCAATCGATGTGTTCATCTAACAATTGACCTAGAGCTGCTAATTGTTCTTCATCATATTTGTCAAAAATTTCATCATAGATTTGCTCAGTGCCTTTACCGTAGTGCTGAGGATCGTGAAAGATTTTAATGTCTGGAGGTACTTCTCCAATTCGATCACGAATTAATTGACCATTAACACTGTAATCAGCAGCCGCATTCCAGATAAAACGATCTCGACCTTCCACACGCATCATATGATCGAATACGTTATGAAGGATTTCGTGTGCTACAACGAACTCTACTTGTTTATTAGTCAGTTTATCAAAAAATTCTCGATTGTAATAAAGATTACGTCCGTCGGTTGCTGCTGTCGGGCACCAATCGCTACCATCTATAATCTTAAGACGAGTAGCCATATTGCCAAAAAATGGATGACGCAGTAGCAGTCCGACTCGTGCTACCACAATTTTATCAATTACAGGGTCCAAATAACTCATATTTGCTCCGTTTAATTACTGTACTTATACATTATAACAGGGCCCGCAGGCCCTGTCAATGGATTTTGGATTAGTTTCGATCTGTAGCCGCTGCAATATACTTACCATATTTTGCATGGAACTGATCAAAGCACTCAATTTCGTCCGGATCCAACGGCAACTGATACTGAGTAAGTGCCAACTTAGTACCCATAACAACTAATTCAGTTTCAAAATTGTTCATAATGAAATTAAAGAAATTGTTAACTTTCTTATTCCAATCTTTTTCTTGCTTGTCGCAAGAATCTTTGAGTTCGTAGCACAGACTAACAGTTAAAGAGTACATAGCTGAAATCTCTTTAGACTCCATTTTAGTAACCTTGCCGCTCAAGATATCTTCCGGCTTAGGCATTTTGCTAGCAATTTTACGATGCGCCATAAATTTAACAGCAAGACCTTCACCTACAGCACCAGACACTAGATCGGTAAGTGTGCCTTCATCTTCTTCATCATCGAATAACAGTTCAGAAACGAATGCCCATGAACGGGGAGTAGCAAATGCACGACTACCGCTCTTTGGATCGAAGTCGTATAGATCCTTCTTGCTGAAAGAAAGGAAACCAAGTACGTCTTTATGAATACGATTATCAGTGGCCCAACCAAAATAATCATCCCAGTCTACACGCATTTCTAAGTGTACAAAACGATTAGCCAGCGGAGCAGGCATACGATAAGTAACACCCTTGTCGCTTTCACGGTTGCCCGCCGCAACAATTAATACATTGTCTGGCAAGTAGTAAGTGCCAACACGTCGATTGAGAACTAGCTGATAAGCAGCAGCCTGTACAGCGGGAGCCGCAGAGTTCATTTCATCCATGAACAAGATAATTTGTTTATGTTTTTTTGCCATAACAGCATCAGGCAATTCGATTGGAGGTGCCCAAGACATTTTTCCATTGTCACTGTCAAAATATGGAATACCTTTAATATCGGTAGGTTCCCACAAGCTCAGTCGAATATCGATAACATGAGCATCTAGTTCTTCGCCCATTTGTTTAATAATGTCGGACTTACCAATACCGGGGGGACCCCAAAGAAAGATAGGGCGTTTAGCTTTAAAAGCACGACGCAGAGATTTTTTAGCGGCCTTAGGACCAACTTGACGCGATGAAATTTCGCTCATTTATTTGCCTTTCGTTGTAAAAAATGTTGTGTGTTTTTGTATTGCAGTGTCGTTATTGTATGATAAATTGCTTGAAATGTCAACGACTTTTTGAATTTATTCTTCAGTTTGATTAGATTGATTTTGGCGATTTATAGCCTTTACTAGACCAAATTTTCTTATATCATCGGAAAACATATATAATTCAAAACTTTTTCTTTCCGAAAAAACAATTATTGCTGAATTAGTAAGAAAATATGGACAATCCATATGCCTATCAAAAAAAATTATTACTTGTGGACTTAAATCTATTTCTTCAGTAAATGGTACAGTATAACTTTTTATTTGTAATTCGTTTGATAAAAAATTCAAACCTTCCTCGGTTAACCTAAGACCACCCGAATTCTTATTACGGTGACTTTGCCACCATTTGTGTAGATGTAATTTAATATTGGCTGTATCTATACTTTTGTTAGCTTCTTTAAGAAAAATTTTTGTAAATGTTTCTTTATTGATCATTTAATGATTTCGCCAGAAGTTAGTTTAACAACTTCAAAGTCTTCGGTGCTAAATGTTTGATTTAATTTTTTAGCCAGATTGTGAGCATGTCCAGGATTAGAGAAACTTACTTTTTTATACTTCGGTCCAGGATAGTTTGTAAGACTGTTTGAGGATTTTAAATTAAAAGGTTCACCTTTATAAAAAACTGCCCAAATGGCCTCGGCTTCTAGAATCTGTTCACTCTTATAGTTTTTTTTATTAATATATTCTAACAATATAGTTGGTTTAGGACGACTCATATACGACTCCGATAAGTACGTATATATTTATGTAAAATCTATTTAAATCCGCCACCATCCATTTGAACGGTAACAGCCTGTCCTGAGCTTTGTAACAGTTTGTTTAATAAAGAGTCATAGTCTTCTAGTAGTTTTGCATTTACTTCTCCTAAACAATAAGCAAGATTTTTAGCTGTTTTAATATCCAATCTGATTTCTTTTTGTTGTGACAAGTCTGCTGCTTTTACTTGTTGTAAAAATTGTTGTATTGGAAAAGTATTAATCGGATTTGACATTGTTTAATGCTTGCCTCATTTCTAATTCTGTTTTAAAAGGACCACGGTACTCGTAACGTTCTATTGTTATTAATTTTGGACAAAAACTTTTTACCCACCCTTTTTCAAATTTGATTGTATAGTATCCTGCACAATACAAACTTTTACTAGATTTGCTTTTTGTGAACAATGGAAGTTTTTTTTGAATATTAAACAACACATTATACGGAGTTGAACTAGAAGGAAATCCGTAAACTTCCTTTATAGAAGTAGTACTGACTGTAGACTTAATTTTAGTTTCAAAAAACTCCTTACCAAACAATTTTGTTAATTCGTCTTTTTTAGAAAAATATTTTTCTGTTCCTTTTGAGCTCAACATAAATTTATTATTTTCTTTTTTATGAAGAACACCAATTTTTTCTCCATTTTCTTCTACAATCCAAAATTTTCCATCTACTATAGGTTTTGCTTTTATATTCATTGTGTCCTTTCTAATGCATACTTTGCTTGGAATGGTTCTGCGTAGCTCTGAATCGAATCTATAATTTTATTCATTTCATACAATTGGCAAAATTTCATCAATCGTATTCCTACTTGGCTTATGTTTTTTGACTCTTTAATTTGGGAATCGATTGTTTCTTGAATAATACTTTTAATATTTTCAGGTTGATAATTCAAATCAATGAGTCTGCGATTTCTTTCGTAATCGTCAATTACTCGATGCTCGTTACCAGTATGATCAGTCCAACGTTGCAACATGAGATTGTTCCAGGCATATCCTTTTTTATTTTTGTCTTCGAATGCTTCTTGTAGTCCTACTTTGTTTTTAGTTCCTTTAGTTCTAACTCCAGGATATGCACTAAACACATTATCGCTAGTATCGCCTCGCATACATTTTTCAAAAAGAATCCATTCTGGGTTAGGCGCAGCTACCTCAGTTTTAGTCTTTTTATCAATTATTCTTTTACCTTTTTTGTCAAAAATACCTTCGTGTGTAGTCAATGTGTCTGCAACACCGTTATATTGCTTAACATTTGGTGCAATGAGTTGATGAAAATCGCTGTCGGTGCTAATAATAACATGATTCTCGTTAGGATGATTTTGAATAAATCCTGCAATTAAATCGTCTGCTTCTAATTGAGGGTGATGTAACACAGTACAATTTGTTTTTTCTGTAACGAATTCTTTAAATTTATCAAATGTTTCCCAGAACAATTTATCTTCTTCTTGCTCTTTAGCAGTCATTGCGGCTCTAGTTTCTGCTCGATTAGCCTTATAAGGCGCATAAAAGTCTTTACGCCAGCTACGACCTTCGAGACAGAATACGACATGGCTACCGTTAAAATCTTGCCAAGCTTTTTTAATGCTATTAAAGGTAATATGTAACGCCATACCAAGTTTAATATCAGCATCACCTCGTACTACATGACGAGCACGAAAAAATGTATTAGCAGTATCAACTAGAATATAAGTCATGAAACTTCTGAACGACCTTTCTCGATAGGAATGACATTAATGTAACCGGCACCGCGGGTAATATCTTGCCCTTCCTCTGCCAAAATATTACGTGCTAAGTCGCGAAACCAACGATCAACAATTTCTTCTTCTGGATCTCCATCGAATCCATATCCAGCTTGCTTCAATTGTACAATAAAATGCTCATTCCAGTCAAGTTCAAAAAAGCCATTTCTAATATTATCTGGATTTACTTTAGTATCTAAAACTGCTACCCAAGGTTCGTTATTAGCAGTAGCTCTTTCTTTCGGAGTCATTTTAGCTAATTCTTCTTGCCGCCGAGCTTCCTCTTCTTTGGCTAAAGCTTCGGCTGCACGAGCTAGTGCTTCAGAAGTTTCTTTTTTTGCTCGTTCTCGTTCTTCCTCGAGTTTTTTAATACCTGTTATTTTTTTAATAAAATCTTTCATTAGGTTCCCCATGCATTTTTGAATAATGGAACTTGTAGTCTGTCACTGTATCTTAGTCCGTGTTTCATTGCTAATTCTGCAACACGGCGATTATTAAGAGCGTATACATTTTCGATACCCCCAACAGGCATTAAATAAATGTGCCCGCCAAAATCTTCCTGTTTATAAATTTCGATAACTTCTAATGCTTCGTTGACATCGTCTTCGCTAGCAACTACAAATTTTAGATATGTATGTCCTAGCTCTTCATAACTTTTTACAATATCTGGTCGTATAGCATCTTCTCTTCTCTCTCCACTAACACTTAACTTTGGGCTCACACTAAATGTAAGATTATGATAGCCGTGTTTATGTGTCCATTTTTCTAGATATTTTCTAAAATCTTTTGATATTTCTTGAGTACCATTAGTTTCAAATGTGATATCTTTCAATTTTTTTAATTTATCGTTATCTAATAAATCAGGATAGCTACGTTGCCACCCTAACAAAGGTTCTCCACCTGTTATAACTAAATGTATTCCTCTCCATTTATTATCAGGTAATAGATCTATCATTCTATTTGCTATGGCATCCACAGTGAGAACAGGACTTAGATCTTTAAATCTTGGATCCCAACTTGCATAACTGTCGCATCCAGTTTCTACAATAGGAAGTTCCTCATATTTGTTGTACAAATGTACTACTTCTGCAATATCATCGTTGGCAGTGCTACGTTCTCCAGGAGGCATGCCGAACCCAGCACAGGTAAAGTTGCAACCAAATGTGCGTAAGAAAATAGAAGGAACACCCATGAAGCGTCCTTCTCCTTGTATACTATAAAATAGTTCTGCTATTTTAATTTTACTCATTGTTTTAGTACCTCCAATGTAGCTATTTTGGCAATTCGCTCTCCAAAGTCATCATCTTTACCAATGATGTACATTTGTGTGTGAGTACGATCTTTCAGTCTATCATGATATCTAAATTCTACAATTTTGCCACCAATAGCATTGTAAATTGTAAAATTAAGAACGGGCTCACTACGCATTGAATTACTTTCAACAACAATATCTTGTCCTACAATTTCTCTTCCACTTTCCCATGCTTCTTTAGACCATTCTTTGAATTTTTTCTTAAACCATTTTTTAATCATCTTTCATTCCTTCTAGAAATTCGTCAACTCGACGTTCCGCTTCAACTCTGTCCACAGCCATTAATGTTACAGTTAACATATTATCTTTGTCAAGTTTAATATCGTAAGGCATTTTTCCATTGAGAACAAACTCGTCAGCCAGAGGCCGAACTACTTTATATTCTT